TGTCACACGCACTATCGAATGATAATGTTCCAGAATCCCAATACGATGTTGTTGATGAACTACCAAATTCTTCATATACTTCACCACCACCATAAATTATAAACTGTACTGCTGTTGTTCCACTACCAGTTAAATTAGGTAATTCCCTATCTACAGTAATCGTATCACCACTTGATGATTGAATCTTATACCATAAATGTGGTACTGGTTCGTTATTACTATAAAGACCAATACTACCAAGAGTATCATTAGATATTTTCAATAGAATTAAATCACCAACCTCTCTAGTTGCACCAGTACCAATTACAAGTGAATCTCCACCTGATAAATCAGTATTAGTTATTTGTCCAGAACTAACTGTGTATGATGAACCAGATTGGGTAATCCAGCCGTTTATTTCATCACCAGAGAAGAATCCTCTCTCATCAGCTTCATTATTAACAACCACTTTAAGGGTCTTAATATTTGCTGGTGTTAATGTATTTAACGGGTTAATTGTTGTTGCTGTAACATCTGAGTAAATCCATGATTTTATATCTGGTTGTCTATCCTTCGGTCTTAAAACCTTAGTTATTGCAGACAACGTAGCATCAGCTGGGTTATCTTCAACAACAGCCTCTCTATCATAGTTTACCTCAGAGTCACCAATAGCCCAAGCGGAAAAATTAAGATTCCCTTTGGCTAACTTTTCCCTACCCCTTTCAGTCAATTTCACATTGACAAATGCATCTGAATTGTTAATAATGTAACTCATATCTTATAAATATCTTTTCCTTTATCTTATATATAAATACTCCTAAGTCAATAATTAATACGAATTAATCGCATTACTCATAATTGTTATAGGAACTGTTTCACTGTATGCTCTTGAATTAATGATATCACCATCCAATGTAACGTAATTTTTATCATTCACCACCCTGTAAACTAAATTAGTACCAACACTACCAGTAATTGTAAGTTCTGCCGAATAACTATTCTGATTTGGAATGTATTCCGTTGTGGCACTTGATATAATATCGTCAAATAATGGATTAGGTGAAGCTTCAAGTGTGAAAACCCCGTTATTTGATTGTGGTGCTGATTCAATATTCCAATATATTGTTGGTGTGTTAGTATAAATCTCACCAACATATTGTGGATACGCATTGTAAATAATGTTTATCACATCACCCATTAATAAATTACCCTCAAGAATAATTCTATTTGGATTAGACGTTGATTGATAATAATCAATATTATTTGCTAATGTTATACCATTTAACGTTACAACAATATCATTACCAAATATTGGTGTTAAATCAGTGAAAATCTCATATTTATTTTGAGTAGTATTGTAGAAATAATCACTTGAACCTTCACCGTCTGTTGGACCATTAGGTATCGTAGAGTCTATTTCTATATAATCAACAACTAACCCATCAGTTTCTTGATTTTTCACTGATACGTAAGTGATAACATCATTCTCTATAGTCTCACCACTAAGTGTAATTGTATCACCATCTTTAACATAATCTAAATTTTCAGCTAACAACATACCATTTAAGTAGATAAGTAAATCTCCCTCAACTGTACCATCGATTAGTAAAACTGTGGTACCACCATCTGGTAGTATAGTCCTAGCAACTAATGAACCTAAAGGTCTGAAAGCATCCACGTTACCACCATTAAATAATGGTGTTTCAGCCTCACTAATAGCTGTAAAATAGAAATCTTTAGAACTATTATATAAACCATACTGTGAACCACTTTTGAAAAATGATGTATCATTTCTTAAATTTAATCTACCCAATATATCAGTGCAAATTCCATGTTCATAATAACCCTTAATTAAGAAATCACCATCGATGGATAAATCACTGATTGGTACTGAAACCGTTACAGCTGACGTACCACTAAAACCAGAATAACTGTAATCATCAGACGAATAGACTGCTTGCTCTTTAAATACTCCTTGGTCTGAATTGTATTTATAAATTTCGAATTTAAATAATGAATCTTCACTTAATGAACCAAAACCATAATTAAAATTAAATGACAAATCAATATCTTCTTCATCACTAATTATATAAACACCTGTAGAAGCAGATGTTGTTCCACTACCAATTTTATCCGCACCAGTCATATCAAAAAATGGTGCATTAAAGATACATATGTCAGAACTCATACTAACATTAAAATGGTCTCTGTTTCTAACACAAACCCCAGATTTACTATATATTTTCTCTTGGTGTCTCATTAATATGAAATCTCTAACAATGTAAATTCTTTATCTTTATTCCTTCTTAAACCAAATGTATCTGGTCTATTATAATCCTCACTATTAATAACATTAGTAAAATTTTGTAAATAACCTTCAAGTCCGAAAACCTTAAAATAATCATCAGTTCCACTAATAGCAGTAATCGATAACATATTAATCTCACTTGAGAAGTTATCTAATACCGTAGCTTGTATGTTTTTAATTAGTACTGGCATGTTTATAAATATCTTAACTTATTTCTAGATTACTATCGGATGATAATGAATTTGCCACATAACAACTACTTAAGCTGTAACTACAGTCATTACTATCTGTTATTGTAAGTGATACACATATTGTATCACCATCTAATGAAAGTATTGGGTCTCCAGACAATTCAACAATCTCATTATCCTCAGTTCCAGACACAATTGACCAACTTGTAAATTCACCACTGCTGTTACTTATTGTCCAATCATATGTATACGGACCAACACCACCAACATATGTGGGTGTAAATGTTAATGAATTTGACTCTTTACTAATTGTAGATTCAATATTATTTATTATTAAATCACACTCAGTGATGACAATTGTATCACCCGTAGAATTGTCACTCGGATTACCAATTATATTAACCTTACCGATAAATTCTGAACCATGGTTTATTTGTTCGATATATACACTACTACATGTTGTCGTTTCACCACTAGGTTTAAGACAGTCAGGTCCAACAAATTGTGGGAGTGTTACATCAGTTACTTCAACACCCACATTATTAGTACTACCACTAGTAGGACTTGGGTATAATACTCCAGAAACATTTCCACAGGTTTGTAACGTATATCTTTTATATTTAAACTTCTGTTTATCAAAGATTATATTCCTATGTTTATAAGTTGAGCCCCATATTGTTGTTGATGGAATTACTTGCTCAATCAAATCAATCCAATAATCACCCACTAATTTAACAAACTGATTCATATTCAGATAATTGTAAGCTGAACTTTGTGGGTTACCTTGGAAACTTGTTTTATACCTTTCGTAAAACGCTTTTAATGTTGGGTACGATGATAATACCTTCCTACTTTTAACATCAATAAATTCAGAGCATAATATATTATCAAACTCTTTAACCGTCTTCATATCAGAGACATTGGATGTCAAAAGTTCGTCCATGTTAATCCCTAAATCACCACATGATTTGAATTTAGAATTTGATAAGTTTATTTTAATATTACACTCCATTACTTATTATACTATTATTTCTATATCAGTTTTATCAATGTTAAATGTTTGTGACATTATTTGAATAAACCCATTATAATATTTATACATTAATTGTTCTTTTTCAGTTAAATCAGAAAAGTTAGCTGGTAAATCAGCTTTAATTGATTGGTATAAATTATTGGCTTCAACATCAGTTAATGAATAACTACTATTTTTAATTTCATTACCTTCTGAATCAGAATATGTATATGAAATTATGAATAGTTTGAAATCACTTCTAATGTTGATTGTGTTAATGACACCAGTTACGAAGTCGTTTTTCGTACCTAATATTCCGTCATTGTAATTTACTTGTATTTTAGTTTTAATTTTCATTTTTTTTTATTTAGAAAATTTGTTATTATATTGCAGAATTGTTATCGAATCGCCTCCAACTGGAGCCATTAGAATAAGCTGGTGTGTAAGCTGTAGAGCCAGAAGAATCAGTAACGATAGCTATACCACCAGCTACACTTGATGCACTTGGGATACTTGAAACTGTATATTCTTTTAAAACACTCACACCACCCATATAAACTGTATTAATTGTTGTTGCAGTCGTACCAATACCACCTAATATTATACTATTAGTCGCAGAATTAAGTATATTATTATTTGTACCACCTAATATGGCCGAATTATCAGCACTAGCCGTTGAATTAAAACCTTGAACAAAAGAAATATTACCAGAGGCAAGTGTATCTCTACCAGCTGAATGTGAGTAATTACCACTTGCTGTTGTGCTAAGTCCTTGTGCATGAGACCAATTACCAGATGCTTCTGTATCTTGCCCCTCAGCATGGGAAAAAGACCCACTGGATAATGTATTTTCACCTTGTGCATGTGATTGATTACCACTTGCAACAGTATTTCTACCCTCAGCATGTGACTCAACTCCACTAGCTAATGTACCTCTGTTTTGTGCATGTGCTCCCCAAGCAGTTGCTTGTGTTTGTAAACCCTCAGCATGTGAATAAGGTCCACTGGCTAAAGTGGCATTACCTTCCGCATAGGCATAATCATCAGTTGCATCTAATCCACTATCATTAATAGCTTTAAGTGAAAAGTTACCAGTTGAACCCGATACCCAATAATTACTACTGATATTATTATCAAAATAATTAGTTAACCCACTTAAGGAAATTTTAAATGATGAACCCGCAACATTGTCAGTTGGGTCACTCACATCTACCATGTGAATTAGGTCAGCACCAGATGGTGTGCCCGTAAATGATATTTGGTCTGTTAATAATGCCATTTTTTTATTTTTTAATTAAAATCATAATCTGTTCCATCTTGGAACTCGAAATTTTCGCCACTCTGGAAAGACTTAGTTTCTCCACATTCTATGTTTATATTTAAGTCTAAATTGACTTTTAATCCCTTATTTATATAAGTAGTGTCACTACAAGTAACCATATCAATAAATGTTACTTCACTTGAGCCAGTTGTAAATATTAAACCTAATGTTGATGCAATATTTTCTAACTCATTAACATAATCTTGTTGTGTTGGTGCATCTATTAAAGTTGAACCAGTGTAAAATGAAGGGTTTGAGTAAATGTTTTCACATTCAAGTTCCACACTTACACCCCAAGTGCTATATACAGAACAAGTACCACTCGTTGCACCACTATCACAATTATATGTTTGTGCAGTTAATATATCATTGAAATTTATGTCTGTAGGTACACTAGTTGATGTGTATCCAGTAGAACAGTCTAACATAGTTGGGTTATCCGTTAGGTAACACCACATATCTGTCTCAATAGCAGTAGCTGGACTAACTTCTAAATCAATTTCCTTAGTATTAATAGCTAATTTATGATGTTTAATATCATAATCAGTCTCTCTACTCTTTACAAAGTACTCCCTTTCTTCTTTTTCCTCAGTTGCAACCCAAGATTTTTTATTATCCACAACTCTTTCAAGTTCAAATGAAGGACATTTACTAATGTAAACATCATTTTTCTCAACTTCGGTACATACTTTGTTAATTTCAATTCTATCAACTAGTATATTAAAATCACAATCACAATTTCTTACTAGAAAACCTAATTTTATTTCTTCATTTGTGATTCCAGATAATGTTTCCTCATCTGTAATTTCAAATTCATATGTTAACCAATTAGAATTCAATGTACATGCACTTAATACAGAGCAATCACCACTTAAATTGTATGATATGCATTGGTTAAGTTGTTCAATACATTTACTAGAACCCGTTACATATAAACCAGTATCACAATTACCATCAAAATAATCAACTATATTATCAATTTTAAATAAATCATTCGTGATTATGTTATCTAGTGTTTGTACACTCTCATATGAGACTTGACCTTCGGTCTCACCAGTGTTTGTTCTCTGAACTACTTTATCTAAAGTAACAGCGACATCTAGATTTTCAAATATTGATAAACAATTTGAAACACCGTCAACGGTTGGTTCTGTTAATGGTTCCAATGTTGTAAGTTCCTCATTTAATTGAGCTAACTCTGCTTGCGAATCACTTCTAGCTTGTTGGTATTCATTTATTGTTTCTAAATATTCAGCAAATTGTGCTTCTTTATTTTGTGATTGTCCTTCTTTTGTATTTTCTAACTCGTTTAATTGACTTCTATTTTTTTCCAGTTCTTCACCAACAACTAATTCTTGTTCTTCCAACAATGAAATTGTTTTTTCATCAGTTGCTTTATTTTTCACTTGTTGGGTCTTTTCTAATTGAGTTGAATATGTGTTTGTTACCTTACTTTGTTTCTCAATTTGACTATTAGTATCTGAAATAGCTTCTTTCCAAGCAGAATCTGTTTCACTTCGTTGATTAGTTAGTGATTCTAAAGCTTCATTATATTCTTGTATTTGACTTTCAACATTACTTATTTGTTCCTCAATATCACCAACCTCACCACTACTTTCAACTGTTGATTGTGTACACGTTGTTAATGTATCACAATCAAATTGAAATAAATACTTAAATTTAACTCGTAATTGACATGTTTCATTATCATCTACTTGGAAAATAGCACCCTCATTACCTTGTGCCCCCATAACTACTTTAAAATCTGGTGATGAATTACAAGTCTCACTCCAATAACAAGTATTTGTTGATGACTCCCAGATAAAGTTTAAACTATTACAACATTCTTCACTAATCGGTGATTTAGCTGTACCATCTGACTTAACATATGAACTTTTTTTACTTAATGAACTATTAGCTTCTGTATATGTTGTTTGTGTTGAGTTAGTATTAGAGTCACCAGTAGTACTACCAGTTGATATAATACCAGATACCGTACCATCATCGTTAAAAACGAATTGGTTAACTGAAATCCCATTAATATCTGTACAACTAAAATCTGCCATTTATATATAATTATCTTATCTTATATTTTATTACCCCTTATTTTGGTATTACTTTCAAGTGATGGTCTCACACTTCCAGAAGCATCAATTGCTTCTGGTTGAATACATCTATAACCCGTTTTAGTAACTTCCGTTTGATATCCAAAGTATTTACAACATTCTGGAGATTGTTCTGTAGTTGTTTTACCAAATGGGTCGTTGAAGGTAACGATACCTGTTTCTATACTAACACTATTTACCGTATAATCAGAACAATCAATACTTCTTATGTCATAACATTGATATCCACCTTCAACCTCAATAGGTGTATAATTATATGCCTCACAACATTCAGAAGACACTACTGTTACTAAATTCTTTTGGTCCGTATCATTAACCCAAGTAACTATATTATTCTCTAAAACCTCAGATGGTTCATAACTATTGCATGGATTTTCTTTCATGGTTGAACCAGCCCTCCACCAACAAGATATATCATTGGATTGGTCGTAAGTAAAGCCTAATACCTCACAACATTCTTGAGTTGATGTTAAACTTTGTTCACCGTTTGGTAATTGGAATACGATATACCCACCTTCATCAAGTGTGAAACCTGTATAACCACAATCTGCTGGTGTTGGGTCGGTTGATACTGAACCATCTTTTTTCTTAATTGAAATTTTGATAGCATCGTCACCCTCACCAGTTTCACAACCACAATCTGTTAATTCAGTTGAAGGTTTTGGGTCTTCAATAATTTCAGCGGTTAAATCGTAACAATCCAATAAAGATATGTTATCATTATTAACTAAATCAGCGTAAACTGTTTCGTCTAATGAGTTGTTTACTAAACCACTATTATAATTTGTGAATATATTTGTATCCGTTGTGTTTGTTGTTTCATTTGAAATTGTTACTGGTTCAAAATCTGGTATTAAACAACCAAATTGGTCAATATAAGCTTGTCCACCATCATATGGTCCAATATGTGGGTTATTACCCTCAAGTATATCAATATTTGAATTGGCACCAGCTGTTTCCCTATACCACAATCCAGCTTTCTGAAAATACATTTCTGGTGTGTTTGGGAATACTCTTGGATATCCCCCAGAATCTACTTTTAAGCCAGTTATATTATCATCACCCACTAATTCAAACAAAGTATCCCTAAATAGGCCCATATCCATCCTATTTTTAGCTCTGTAGATATATTCGTTAAATGTTACTAAACCGTTTGGTGTTCCAATAAATTTTAAAAAGAAGTCAATACTTTTTCTAGTACCTTTAGATTTCCATATCCAAGGTGTGTTTAATATTAATCTTCTCCATAACTCAATTTCAGCTTCATAAGGTGTGTAACCTCTAGATTGTCCACTAAATGATGAATCTTTAGGCTCTAAGAATGCTTTAAGTAAATCATTTTCTAATACAGATGATACCAATTCCCAACCCATGATTCTAGCGATGTTCTTTAAGTATATGTCTGGAGTATTATCTTTTTTATCATATGTTACACGATTTGCAAATGAAATCCCGTCAATATGTTTCTTAACTTCATCATATTCTCTACCATAGATTTTAAGAGTTCTGTTCATTTTTTGACCAGCTGTCTCTTCAAATTCACCATCACAATTAGGTAATGTATCAAAATCAGAAATTGATGTTGAAACCAATTCTCTAACCATTAAATCAGTTTTAACTGAATCTGATTGTTCACCAATATCAATCAATTTTCTAACGTATGTTACATAATCTTGAGTGTCAAAATCTATATTGTAACCATCAGTAACAGGCCAAACAACTTCTCTAGTTGTATTGATAGTCGTACCTTCATCGGTTTGGGATTTAAACTTAAATTCAGCTTTATATTTTGGAACGCTGAATCGATTTAACAAATATGATTCAAAATCTGGTAATGTTGCAAAAAATTCTTCAACTAAATCAGATTTTGGTTTAACATGATAGCTCATAGTTGATGAAGTCATTCCAGAGAATGCATCACCTTTAACTTTAAATGTTAGATTATCATTAGAATCCTTGGTATTACCTGTGAAACCAATAATTGGCCATTCACCACTTTGACCATCAATTGAAATGACATAATCAGAGAAATTTACAGTTAAATTCCTAGTATCATTCGCCTCATTATATGTATTTAATGTTGTACCATTTGTTTTATGGTTAATATCGAACCTATTTGTAATCCATTCAACATCTACTTCAAATTTAGCAGTATTCTTTACTAAATCATAGGTGTAATTATCAACAGTATTACCATTGATAGGTAATTCTGGGTTAAAAGGTCTTACATATAATGATGCTGGCCATGTCATAATAACATGCTCTAGTGAAACTCTAATAAATTCAACTAAAGAACCAAAATACGCATAATAATCTAAATTTGATTTATCTAGGTTTAATTTAACATCCCTAAATGCTCCTTGAATATTAGCTGCCCTTGTTTGGTCAACTTTTAAATCATCAAGACTCATAAATGGGCTAAACTTCTTACTAATAAAGTTTTTGTTTACTTTTTCATCGAAATTTGACTCAATTGTGAAATTACCAGAGGTGAATAAAGCACTTGGTGATGTCTGTTGTAGACCCACTAAATCATCAGAAAAATTTCTATATTCAATCCCATTATCGTAGAA